AGTTTACGCCTTCGGTATGAGCCTTGATCGCGATACCGAAGTTCTTGCAATTCTCGACCGACTTCTTGTGGCCGAGAGTTGCGAGACACCAAGTGCCGAACTTCCAAGCCATCTCCTTCGAGGAGAAAGCCTTGCGGCCTGCGCTATAAACGCGAGCGCGTTCCCATGGCTTGTCGTCGACGTTGGCGACGGCCGAGAGGCCGCGCGGCATCGCGTCGAGACGCGAGGCGACTTCGCGACGGATCGACTTCGAGATCTGCTCCTTGTCCTCTTCGCTCATCATGTCGGTCGATGGAGCAGCGGCAGCGATCGTCACGTCGAGCGTGTCTGGATCGACGGCCATGCCTTCGGCATCGGTAATCATGTAGCCTTCGAGGATGAGTTTCTTCTGCATTGCCACGCCGTCCGCGCCCTTGATGCGAGCGGCCTTTTCAAGCGCGTTCTTGAACTGATCGAGATTCATCGTCTTCATTGTCTGTACCTTTCGAATTCAAAGAGACAACTCTTCTCTTCCGAGCGAGGCCGCGTTTCAAGCGAAGTGCCGTGAGCGAAGGCCGAACGGTCAGAGCCAGAGTCGACCGCGAGCGCGAGCAATTTCGCGCTCTACGGTTTCAGAGAGCATGATCGACCGCGCCGCCTTTGTAGATGAGTGCGCGGGAATCGAAATCGAAACGACGGTGCGCTTCGGAGACTCGATGCCGAACCATTTCCGCGCGGAAGCAGGCGAGCAGATTCCCTTCTTGACTGCCGTGATGAGTGCTTCTGGATTCGCTTGCAATGGCGCGAGCGAGACTTCGAGCAGTTTCCACCGCGAGTAGATCGTCTTCACATCCTCGCCGTATTTCTTCTTGTCGATGTCCGTCGCGCGGCGCACTCCTCCGGCCTCCGGCACATATCCGACCGAGACTGCGCGGACGATTCCTTGACCAACGAGAGCGGCGGCGACCTCTGGAAAGAAATCGCCTGAGTATCCGTCAGGCCGCTTCGCGAAGACGAAGTCGCCGACGATGTCGCGCTCTCGACGCTTGAGGCCGACCGTCGTTCCGACTGGCTCGGCGTAGTCGTGATTCCAGAAGAGCGTCGGATTCTGCTCGAACTCCTTCGAGTTCATTCCCGCAGGAATCAGAACCTCGCCGTCGCGATCGAGCGTCTCCGCCGTGATGACTGCCGTAAATCCCTTCGCTGTCGAAGTGAGTTCCGCGCCGAGTGCCTTCCGCTTCAGATCGTTCATCGCATGATCCTTTCGACTTGCTCATTTACTTCTTCGAATATCTCTACATTCTCCGAAATGACACGACGAAGATTCTGTTCTGCGGACTTATCGAGTTCGCTCTCTGCTTCTTGCATGATGTCCTCGAACTCATCATCGAGTTTCGGTTGCAACGAGCATCGGCAGTTCGGATGCAGAGGAGGCCCGTCGATCGCTTCATAATCGGCGACCATGACTCCTCCGTCCTTGCCGATGATCTCGGAGCCTTCACCGTAGAAAGATTCTTCGAGGCCGACTGCACTCTTTGAGAACGCATCGCTCGCGGCCTCGCAGAATTCGCAAGGATCAGGCGCGAGAAGCCACGTCTTCCCGCTGACTACGCCAGATGCCTTCCACGCTTCGACCTCGGCGCGTCGGCTCGCGCGTTGCGCTTCCGTTCGAGCGATCGTCAAAGCGCGTCGAGTCGTTGCGCGTTCCGCGTCTCCGTCCTTGATCGCCCAAGTCTTCACGCGCTCTGCGATCTCTGGAATCGTCTCGCCGTTCGCTACTCCGTCGCCGATGACTTTCGAGAACTTGACCGCCGTCCATCGGTTCGTCGAGTCTGCCGCGCGATTCGCGAGACGGATCGACTCGGTTCGAGCGTATGCCTTCAGATCCTCGCCGTGCTTGTCGAAGTTCACCGGCAAGGCTTTCATCTTCTCAAGAGTCGTCTTCCCGAGGATGATTCCTGCGGCGAGCGAGTCTTCGAGATACGGTCGAAGCGCGTCGACGATTTCCTTGCGCCACTTCTTTGATTCGAGGAGAGATTGCACTTCTGCGGCGAGTTCCGCTGTCGGTGCGTCCTGCTTTGCGATGCGTTCGAGGACGGCTTTCACTTGTCGATCGAAGATGCGACCAACACTCTTTCCGAGTTCATCCTCGCGCTTCGTGATCTTGTCGAACTCCTTCAGCGCGTCCTTGCCGAGATCCTTCGTGAGAACGTGCGGAGTCTCAATCTCGTCGGCCTCGATCATCTTCGTCCAGAGATCAGAGAGCGACTTCTTCGCATCGCACGATCCGCATCCGCAGGCGCACTTCTCACTTTTTGTATTTGTTTCGTCGAATTCAAAAAATGAATTTGGCAAGTTCAAGCCTAGCAATTTTTGGGCCGCTTCTTTTGTTGGAAAGAATCTGAAGCCACGATCTCCATCAATCGGCTTATCGTGACGAACTTCTCCGCTTGAAATGGAATCAGGGATTCCGTTAGGAAATGCGCGGCAAGTACGATCTGTGCGATGGATGCAATGGGCGCATCCGAGATATTGATTCATTTGACGACCTTGATCCGTTTCGGATCAAAAACGACGACTTGATTTCCACCTGAAGCGCGTAGGTTTCCCTTGTTTTCGACGATGATTGAATCGAATCCCGCATCAACAAGTTTTCTTGTGACGAATGCAGTAGCAAACGCTTGCGCGTTTGGAGGAGCAGGCTCTTGCTCGATCTTTTCAATCAATCTTCTCTTTGCGAAAAGAGCCGATGCGATTTGATCTCCCGCTCTCTCGCGAACTTTCTCCTCAAGTTTGCGATTGAATTCATCGAAGCCGAGTTTCTGCATTTCAGAAATCTCGCTATCTGGAATCTCTTGAACTACTTTCCAAGCCGTTTCCGATTCTTTCGGAACGAACGGATCGACTGTTTCTCGAATCAATCTCCTTCTTTCAACAGACCAATCTTGGCTCTTCTTCGCCAAAGTTTTTAAAGAAGAATCAAGTTCTTTCACAGCGTCATCGAGCCCTGCTGCTTTCAAAATGTTCTCTGGGCTTGATGCTCCTCCCTTTGCCGGATCTGCTTGATCTGTGTAGGTAATCCGCAGAGGATTTCTTACATCGACAACAGTCTTCAAAACTTCTGTCGCGCCTGATGATGAACCAAGTTCTTCGTAGAAGGATTGCGTCTGTTGATCCATTCCGAGATACACACCATCTCCCCAGACGCGACCAAAAGATATATTTGATCTTGGATCATCTGATGGAATGACCTTGAATCCTTGAGTACTGATGTCTCCCGCCGCGCTCTGCTTTGTTACATGAGAAGTGATTTCTTTCACTTCGCTTTTCTCAACGTATGAAGAAACTTCAGATTCACTAATTTGCGGAGGCAAAGATTCTGCGTTTCGAATCGCTTCGGAATTCAACTGCACTCGCTCGTAAGTTGATCGAGAAGAGGAAGTTGTTTCTTGACCATCTCCGCTTCCCTCTTCGCCTCCGCAAGTATTTCCTTCTTGGAATCCTCCTGCGCCCGTGCCGCAGTCTTTCTGCTCCATCTCTGCGGCTGAAATGGAGCCACACCGACAACCGCAGGCGCATTTCTTCTTCCGCTCCGAGTTGCGCTCGCGCTCTCGATCGAACTCCTCGATCTTTCGCTTTGCCCAAGCGAAGCCGTCGTCTCCGCCCCAACCGTACCAAGCCTGCCATCCCTTGCCTTGCTCGTCCCAAGTGGAGCCTTGCTTGTCGACTTCGTGACGCTCGAAGTACGAAGCCATGCGGCGGATCGTATCTTCAGAGAGGCGAACTCGATTCATCAAGTCGCGAGCGCGAGCGATTCCGACTGCCGTCATTCCGCGCTCGCTCTCTGGCTTGCGAGCGCGAACTTCGAGAGCGCGGCGAGCATTGTCTGCGACCGACTGCGGAGGACGAGTGTCGATGTCGCCGATTGCCTTCGTCTCGATCTCGTCGAGCGTCTTCCCTTCGGCGCACATCGAATACGCGATCGCAACGGCCTGATCCTGCGGATAGCCTTCCGCGATCAGTTTCGGAATCTTCTCCGAGACGCAGTCCGAGAGCGCGTCCTTCTGCTCTGTCTGTGTCGGAAGCATCGGAGGCTCCTCGATCTCGTTTGAGGCGTCCAAAGGCCCAGTCAGGCCGTCCGGCGCACTCGAAGCCATTCCGAGAGGCGCGACAGGCGCAGGGCCGCCGAGAGGCTGTCCGTTGACGAGAAGCGCATCGGCCATCGGATCTTCGACTGGCTCCAGACCCTCGCGCATTCGCGCCTCGTTCGCGGTCATGATTCCGCCTGCGACCATCGAGCGCAGTTTCTCGAAGGCGAATCGCTCATCTTCGGAGACGGGGTTGTCATACGCGAGGAACGCATCCTCTTCGATATTGAAGAGAGGCAGAAGATTCTGATTCAGCGTCTCCTCATCCATGCGGAGCAGCGGAAGGATCGTCGTCTGCTTCCATGATGCGAAGCCTACGGTCGCGCTCGCGAGATTCGGATCATTCGCCTTGAGCATCGAGACGGGAACGCCGAAGACTGCGGCGATCTCTTCGACGATCTGGTCGCGGCCTGCGAGATCCTTCGTAGGGAAAGAGAGAGGCTTGAGGTCGATGTCTGCCGTCGTCGTGAGGAAGCGTCCCGTGCGCTTCGATCCGCGAAGTTTCTCGTCGATCGATACTTCGAGCCGTTCGAGTTCGTCGTCGTGTGCAGGCGACTTTACGACGAGGAGATAATCAGGCCGCGCCTTGTTCGCGAAGAACGCGACATCCATCTCGTGAATGGCCTCGTTCGCCATGATCGCGCCCCAAGCGGCCTCTACCTTGCCGATCCCGTAGTACATTTCCGCCGGATTAGGTCGCTTGAAATGGATCACTTCATCAGGCGCATATGCGTTCTCGCGCTTCTGCTCTTCGGTCGCGCCGTAGCGATAGCCCTTGATGAAGTCTTCGCCTTGTTGTCCGGGGACGACTTCGACGAATTGCGAAGGCATCGTCCAGAGTTGCACCGGAACACCAAGACGCTCATCGATGACTGGATGGAGATACGCATTGCCCGTCAACTCGCCGTACAGAACGCGGAGAATGGTCGCGTCAAATCCGTTCTGATACGGATTCACCTTCGAGAGCAACTGAAGGATCGGATGCGCGTCGTCGACGACCTCGAAATCGTCGCCGTACTCTGCGGCCTTCGTGAGCGCGTATCGGCTCGGACGCTGTTCGAGATCTCCGAAGAGATATGACTTCGTGCGGCGCGAGGCTTTGCGAGTGTTCCAGAGTTTCGTCGACTGACTCTTATTCCGAACGTACAAGCGAAGAGGCTGACTCGCGACAGCGACGGCGTTCAGATTTGCCGCTGCGTAGATCCATGATCGGTACGCATTCACGGCGGAGCGATAGTCAAACGGTGAACGCTTCGCAGGCTCGCCGCGAAGGATCGTCATCGAGGAGTTGAAGAACTTCTCTGGTGTGAATGCCGCTTTGATTCGTGCGAGTAGATTCATCAGATGACTTTCACCATGAGAGGCCTTCGCGCTCGACGCGCGAGGACTGCGAGCGCGAGAGCGCAAACGCCGTCGTCGTGTCCGACTGTCGCCTCATAGGAGACGTTCCTTCCCGAGTATCGGAAGCCGAACGATTCGAGTTCACTCCGTAGCCAACCATCGGGAAAGCGAATATCTGCAGTCGAGATCGCGATCTGAAGACCTTCCATGAGTTGCTGCTTGCTCTGGCTTGTGAATTTGAAGCCTTCGGTTCTTCGACAGACCTTGCGAAGATCTTCAACGATCGGATCTCCGACACCGGTCGAGTCGATCTGTGCCGGAGCGTTGCCGATCATCTTTGCGAGTCGCTCGCGCGTGACGTTCCACGGAGCCTGCCACCGTTCGAGCCGGCAGACGCGGCCCTCGGCATCGAGGCCGACAGCGACCGTCCAGTCCTGCGACTTCGCAAGGTCGACTCCCCAAGCCTCTGGCGTTGCCGTCGACATCGGAGCGATGCAAGCGCGAATCGCATCGAGGCCGAACGGATTGCCTCCGTCCTCTGCGGGAATACCTTCGAGTTCCTGATCGGCAATCGACTTCGGAAGACTTGCTCGCATGGCTTCGACTTCCGCAGGATCGAGAAACGGATTCGACATCGAGCCGATTCGAAACGCGGCCCAAGTGCCTGTCGTGTCTCCTTCCGCTTCGAGAAAGAGACGATGGAAGTCTCCTGTACCTTTCGGAGTTCCGGCGAAGATCGCGCTTCCCTTGCGATCGGCGAGAGTCGGTCGAATCGCTGCTCGCCAGATGTCGAGAAGGCCGACGACGAATCCGGCCTCATCGATCGCAACTCGATCATAGAAACGGCCTCGGCCTGCGTCCGCGTCTTCGAGCGTCCAAAAGTCGATCGTGCCTCCGGTCGAGAGTTCGATGCGCTTCTCGACGCGATCATGCTTTGAGATGAGCGGAAGGAGAGCGCGTTCAAGATCGCGAACTGGCTCGGCAAGGTACTTGTACGAAGGCGCGAACCACGCCGTCCGCCTGCCTCGGATCGCGTCGTTGAGAATGACGAACTCTTCGAACTTTGTCTTTCCCCAACGTCGACCGATTTCAAGCACGTTGAATCGTCGAAGTCGACGGAAGACGTCGAGTTGCGAAGCATGGAGAACGGATTCAGGGGTTGGAACGCGAATCTTCACGCGCTATCCGCGAGCCGAGGCTTCGGAGCCTCGAACGGCTCGATCGTGACGACCTCTTCGCGCCTCGTCTCGTCGATCTTCTCGCGCTGTCCGAGATGCTGCTTGCCGAGCCAAATCAGCATCGCGACGTTGCCTTCCTTCGCCTTCTCGTATTGCCAACGGCGAAGGCTCATCCGCATCTCGTCATAGCCTGCGTTTATTTCCTTGCGGCATCGGCGACGAATCGTCGGCTCTGCAACTCCGCAGATCGTCGCGATCTCGGCATGAGTGCATCCGATTCGCGCGAGCGATTGGACGAGACGGAAGTCGATATCGGCGCGAGGTCTACCGAGTGGCATCCGCGCCTCCATCGAGTTCGATAAGAGAAGAAAGCGTCGAGGTCGGATTTGCACCGCCCCTTACAGACTGGAGGTCTGTCGTGCCGCTTGCAGCACTTTCGACGCGCTTTGGATAAGGCCTCGCGAGCGACATGATTCTACCGCGCATCTCATCATCTAGCGGCATGAGGTAGCGGTGCTTTCCTGGAAGCATAATCCTCTGGCATTCATCTGGCCTCAAGACCGATCGGTACTTCCCAAAAACTTTCTTTCGACCAGAAGTGGAAATCATCCTCGAATGCCAAAGTTTTCCATTGGCATCGCGATACATGGACGAAGGAGCACTTTGTCCCGCATAAATCCACCCACCTGCTTGATACACGCCTCCATGATGTCCCTTCGATGGATCAGCAAAAGAGACTATCAACCGAAGACCAGAGCACTTTTTTCGCAATAGGATGATCGACAAACGAACTATTCGAGATACGGGGGTCTTGTGCTTCGATAATGCGATTCGCACAAGTTCGCATCCTTCTACTTGCTGAAGACCATACGGAGAAAGAAGGTGTCCTGTCGCTCCTCGCGCAAACAACACGCAACCGACAAACTCACCATGCTCCCAAACTCCGATATGAACCATCGGAGGCACAGGAAGAGTCTTGCTGTAATGCCACCGCTCGACAGCAAACTTTGCCGCCTGGAACGAGCACCAGTCGAGTTTTAGGTCATGGCGTGAACTCATGGTCGCATTCCGGGCATCGAACCTTTGCCTTCTCGTCGAGCCTGCCCTGCTCGTCCTCCGATGCCGGGGAGAAGTCAGGCACGGCAAGAGCCGCGATTTCCTCATCGTTGAAGCCCGTAGCCTTTGCCAGTTCCTCATCTTCGATCTGAAGTGCCGCGAGCGTCTGCGAAAGAACGTCTTCGTCCCACTCCGCGAGTTCACTCGAGCGATTGTCCGCGATCGCGTAGGCCGTCGCTTCGCTTCCCGAGAGAGGAGATCTAACGATTGCGATCTCCTTCCATCCGAGAGCCTTTGCAGCGGCGAGCGTTCCGTTTCCTGCGCGGACGACTCCGTTCGCGTCGACGACGATCGGCTTCTGCTGTCCGAATCGCTGAAGGCTTGACTTGATCGCGGCGAGATTCTTCTCTCCGTGCTTGCGAGCATTCGCCGGATCAAAGACGAGCGTCTCGATCTTCACGAGTTCTGTCTTCATGCTTCCTCCGCATTCAATCGATCTATGATCTCAAGCAGGCGGATCTCCTGCTCGCGGCGCACGTCTGCCGCGATTTCGCTCGCGCGATGCACGTCGACGAGTGACGGATGCACCCACCAGTCTTCAACCGGAACGAGGAGATATCCGCTCTCGTTCTTCGCGATCATCCGCACGTTCTCCGTGACGCGACGATAGCCGTAGCCTTGCAAGATGCCTTCGATCGCGAACTTGATCGACTGCTTCCCGCGATAGAGATCATGCTCGACAGTCGCGACAGCGAAAGTCATCTCATCGAGCGGAAGGCCGTAGAGCGCAGCGAGCGTCGACTCTGGCGGTTCAAGATCAAGCGAGAGATAGTCGATCGTTCCTTCGTTCGCATCCGCGAGCGTGAGGATGTCGGCCATCAGTTTCGGATCGAGTGCGTTTCCGTAGAAGAGATTCCGAGGATCGCGCTCGGCCTTCAACTGCTCGACCGTCTCGATGTCGGCAAGGATGCCGCGCCATCCGGCGAACTTCTCAAGCGCGAACGTGTTCGAGTAGTTCTGCGGATGGCCTGCGCCCAGGTCGACGAAGAGCCTTCCTTGCTTGCCTCCCTGCTGTCCATCGAGCACGAGCGCAACGAACACATCCTGTCCTGCCTGCGAGAAGTTTCGCAGAACCATTCTTTCTTCTTTTTCCATGTTGTCTCCTATGCGTCGAGGATCTCATCTCGGCGAGCCTGCGTCAAGATCGAGGCCGAGACAAGGTAGTCCATGCCTGCGATCGTCATCGGATCGTCGGATTTGATTTCGTGCGCTGCCTCCGCGAGCGTGAGGAATCGCCAGACGGTCGTGTCGGTGAACGATCGACCTCGAATGATCTCAAGTTCCGACTCGGTGAATCGAAGCAGGAATTCATAAGAAGTCCAAGACTGTGGACCACGATCTGGAATACCCGTAAACCTTGGATTTCCTCCAGCGTCAAAGTGCTGTCCGATCTCGCAAGCCTCTTCTGAATTGAGAAGCACCATCGTGCTATTTTCTGGAGGAGTCCATGTGGCTGCTCCGTCCCAAAGCACGACATTCTCAACGAGCGAATCAAGCACGATTGCGTAACGATTGGTCATGCGTATGCCTCAATTCGGCAGAAACCGTTTCCGCCTTGTCCACCGATGCTTGCCGTTCCGCCATTTCTGACGCTTCCGCCGCCGCCGCCGCCGCTTCCGCGATATCCGTTGCCGCCGCGATTCGATAGAGAAATTCCGCCGCCGCCACCAACGCCCGGAACTCCGGGAGAATTCGGGCCTGCGATTTGATTTGAAGAGTCAGACGGAGCAGTTGTTGAACTTGCTGCTCCTCCTGCCTGAATAATTCCTCTGGCAATATTTGGGGCTCCGAGGCTCGTCGCAGAGGTAGAAGTTTCAAATGTTGTTCCCTGTCCCGCCATCGCGCTTCCCGTATTTGCAACTCCTCCACCTCCACAACCTCCGCCAGAGTTGAAAGGCGTAGAAATCAATTTCGCAGTAACTCCAACGAAATTCAAAGATGCAGAGCCTGCGCCACTCGTCACGGTCAATCCGTTGATGATGCTCGTTCTTGAACTTCCTCCGCTCGCACCTCCTGTATTTCCTCCAGAGCCTCCTGCTCCGCCCTGAGCAATTGCAGTCTTTCCTCCGAGTGTTTGCACGGAGATTTCACTAAATCCACCAGATCCGCCAGTACCTCCGTTCGTTGTGTCAGTAGTCGCTGCCGTTCCTGCCGTTCCACCAGTTCCGATCGTGATATTGAGCGTTGCTCCTGCTCCTCCGAACGCACTCACATGATCGAATAGAAGAATTTTTCCCCCATCTCCTCCACCTCCTCCGCCTGCGGATGTTGTCGTTTGCCGACCTCCGCCACCACCACCACCGCCGCCACCTGTCAAAAAGATTCGAAGATGATTTGCTGTGGCGGGAATCGTATATGTGCCGTTCGATGAGAATTCAGTCGCAGAGATGAAAGACGTGCCTCCACCTCCACCACCAGATGGAGTTGACCAAGATCCATCTCCGCGAAGGAATGTTGTTGAACTCGGCGTTCCGCTCGCGCTGATCTTCGCGACGGTCACGACCGAATTGTCGATGGTCCAAGTTGCGCCAGAAGAGGAGACTGTTATGTCGCCTTTATCGCCGTCGCTGACTCCGCCTCCGCCACCAATCTCAACAACGGTTCCATTGTCTTTCTTTGTAAACAGTTTGCCGTCAGCCGTGTTGATCGCCAACTCTCCGGCCACGAGACTGCCTGCCGATGGAGTCGCGCTCGCGGTGCTGCTTCGCTTGTGACGAATTGTGTTAGCCATCAGAAAGTTCCGCCGTCGACGGTGATTCCATCAAACGTCGTGAGATTTGTAATGCTTCCGCCAGAGATGGATACGCTGTTCGCGGCCTGCGTTGCAATCGTCCCAAGACCGAGAGTCGTTCGCTGCGCCGATGCGTCTGCGTCATCGAGAATCGCGCGACCCGCAGAGGTTAGCGTCGTGACGGCGTACGTATCCGATGCCGTCGTGTAGATCATTTGATCCGCGACGGTTGTCAATCCTGC